AACCTTGTCCAACTATTTCGGAGAACTCGACGCCTGTTCTTACAGCAACAAAGTTAAGCTGAATATAATTGATTGAACGATTAGGTTTAATGTAAATATCACCTATAAATTCGTTTCTATCTATTACATCACTTGTGTTGTTAGTTTCATCTACAACAACCTTAAAGTCTGTAATACCGCGACGCCCTTTAACATCACGTAGGAATGGTTCAACAAGATTTCTAAACTGCGCTCTTGTAAACTCATCGTTGAATTCAAACAACGTAAAGTTGGCTGCAGTAGAAATTGCTTTCTCAAGCACAATGAACAATCTTCTTACATTAATTCTGTCAAATGCACCAGGTTGCGATGTAAGAGTCTTATCTCCATACAATACCGTACCTTGACCTGGAAACGTTACGACAGGGTTAATACTATTTTTGTAAAGCGTGTCTCTATCTGCTTTTCTTGGATTCCAAGCTAGTTTAACAACATTTTTAACATTGCCACGATTAAAACCAGCTGGTGAGAACCATGGATCTCTTACTGAGTCAGTTCTTACCATAAGACCAGCGGTATCTCCATTTAATGGAATCCAGCGATAAACATCATTATACTTGTCGTATTGATATTTCCAACCACTATCTATTACTGCGTATGTTGAAGATGGAATGCTGTCTCTGTATGTTACAACATCAGCAGCTTCTTTGCCCAAATACGAGCCGTTATCAACGACAGTGTTTTTAGGTGGCGATAAACATACAATACAATCTTTACGGACTTCCGCAATATTGTTAATAAGATGCGTTGCTACAGTTTGTCCACCACCAGCTGCAATTAAAAAGGAGATATCAATATCTTCACTACTTACAAATTTATCCATTGCAGTGTTGATTTCACTTGCGGTAGCCACTGATCCATCAGAACCGTTTACTAGGGAAACTGTTTGATTTTTTGCTGGAGTTCCATATGTTGTATTGTTAGAAACAGTTCCTGCATTAGTTATATCACTATCGTGTGCTACCCACCAAATATATTTGGATCTATTATTTACTACATCTTTATAGTAGTTAGATGCACCAGTAGTATCTTTAGCATCGGAAGCTTTAGAAACGTTTTCAAAAATTTCCAAAACTGTTCCTTTTACACCTGACCATAGACCGTCTTCATCTACAACAGCAATATGCATTGCATCGTAAAGACTACCTGTATCTGTAGCATGTTGTGTTGTGATAGGTGCTCTATTAGTATTAGAAGCATATTCCCATCTCTTAATTAAACCAGTATTAGCAGTTACCGTTGTACCGGTGTAGCTTGAAGCTAGAGTGACACTAGTACCGTTAGCAGCTACAGAAGAAATTTTAATTTTTTGTTTTTCACCTGTAGTGGGCCCAACTTCTAGAATATCACCTGCAACCATAATAGCTGCTTGATTAGAAGATAATGTTAGTGTAGCTGTATTAGAAGTAATTGAATAAGTACCACCAACGGTAGCCTTGTATGCACCTTCGCTAGCACAGACAGAAACTTTTAATGAATTACCAAGAGCACCAGGATATTTTGCTGCCCACTCACCGATACCTGAAATACCTGAGTTGTAATTATTTACATAGTCGTCTGAGCTTTTAATAAGAGTTGTTTGACCGTTAGCGGATGCACTATGTGCATTCTTAAGACCTGTTGAGTTAGTTCTTACAACATACAAAGCATTACCGTAGCTAAGAAAATTAGCTGCAGTAAAGAAATTTTCATAGGTGTTACTGTCAGGCTTTGCGAATTGCGCAGCGAGTTGATCTTCTGAGGTTACGAGAACTCTTTGTTCTACGGGACCCCAGCGAAAATGACCTGCAATACCGCCCTCTGTAGTAGAGACGGAAGGCACTACAGTTGTCAAATCAACTTCACTGACGTTAACGCCGGGCGATACTTGAAATGGCATTGTATTCTCTCCTTATGTAGGGTTTTTATTCTTCTTTTATTTATAATTAATCTAGTTTCTACTAGTTACCACTTCTCGGTGATAGTGTCAACTGGAGGCAATGACCATCCAAGTCTGTCAGTATCAATATTTATGATATTGTCATCCTCTTGGCCATCATCCAAAAACCCAAACGGGAGCATTTCTTCTTCGATCATTCTTTGATTATCTTCATACATTTTCCTACGTAAATCACTGTCTGTTAACTCTTTAAAATAGTCCTGGCGTACTAGCCAAGAAAACAGGACAGTACACATAACAACATCATCATGAAAGCCTTCTTCTGCTTGATAGCTTTCCTTTATCTGTACAAAGTTGCAGAGCTCGGAGATATAATCATAATCTTCGAAGATAAGTTTATCTTGTTCGACCATATCTTTTAATGTAGAACAACCAAGACGTTTTACTGATTTTGTTGTTCTCACACCAAGTTGAGATCTTCCTCCACCAAAACCTGATGTTATGTATTGTGCACCATTTCTTTGAGATATTCTAAAGACATTTTCATATTCAAAGTCATGAAACAATATATTAGATACTTGTTCTCCAATATCGTTTATTTCTACTAAAACAAATGCATTGTTATATTTTTTTGCTGTATTAAAGATAACATCTGGATAAAGCATAGGTGATATATCTTTACTGCGATATAGTCCTACTCCTTTATAAGGATATTCTGTAATATCAAATACAACGAAAGCAGAATAGTCTTGTCCTAATCCTCTTGATGTGTCAACGACAATAACGTATGTTTTATCTCTTTCTGCTTCTTCATAGCATTTAAAATTATTTTTTGTGTATAAAGGTGATCTAAAAGTTAATGCTCTTAACTTGGTTGCATGAATGAGAGTATTTGTACTACCTAAGAACTCGCATTCAAATTCTTGTCTGAATTGTTCCTCTGATGTATTACGTACTATTTCTTTACGCCATACTTCATCACGACCTGGGACGTCAGACCAATGTATTTCTATTCTTTCGTAATCGTTTCTTCCCTCTTCACTATCTACCCATAATTTATAAAATAGGTTCATTCCATTAGGGGTTGAGGTAATAATTACCTTAGATGTTTTACCAGAAGATATGGTAGGGAATACAGAAGTAAAGAACTCTTCCTGTATATTATTAGGTACAAATGCAAACTCGTCTAAGTAGATTAAGTTTTGAGATGTACCACGAATAGCGCTTGATGATGTAGATGATGCAAGTATCTCTGTTCCGTTTTCTAATTTAATACTTGCTTTATTCCATTCAACAACGCCTTGTTGTAGCCATTTAGGTAGATGTTCATACATAAGCTGTATTCTACCAAGTATCTCGATAGCTTGTGAGCGTTTATTAGCAAGAATAGCAATGTTGTAATCTTCGGTAAAGAGTGCTTTCCAAAGTATATAAGCACCTACGGTTGTAGTTTTACCTACCTGACGAGGAAGTTTGCAGATAGAAAAGCGATTTTGCTCAAAAGTCTTAACCATGTTATCTTGGAAGTCCCAAGTGTCAAACGGTACGAGACCTTCGTCAATGCTTACAATTTTGACGTATTTTTTAATAAAGTATAAATGATTTGTTGCACACTTAATATACTCTTGAACTTCTTCTTGAGTATACTCAACTGTAACACCAGCTGCTTTTAAGTTTTGATTACCAAGATATATCTCTGGCATACAGTTGCACTCTCGTTACTCTTTCATTATAATAGCGGTGTAGCCGATGAAGGGTAGAAACAATATTATAAAAGATGTCTTAAACCGTCCGGTATAATTACTTTGCCGTTATCTATAAGACGTCTACGATTCTGTTTATGTTGTTCTTGTAGAACCTCTTTATTGCCACCTTCATAAGGAACTGCGTGTCCTTCTTTGATTAATATATCCGTTACATTAGTATAGCGGTTTTCGTTATGATAATAGACCTGAAAGTCTCCAAGTACTCGGCCAAACTTACCTCTCATGTCTTCACCGTCTCGAGCTACTCTTGTTTTTAATGTAGCGTAGGGCCCGAGAAGTTCCTTAAGTCTGGCTTTTGCTGCTTTTCCAAATATCTTTTCAACTTTGTCACGCGTTCTAGACTCCGGTGTATCAATGCCCATAATACGAACCCGTTCATCATTAAGCCAAATACCAAATCCTAAGTCAATGTCAACATCTACTGTATCTCCATCAACAATTTTTACTATTCTACATTTATACTCATACATCTTTTTTTCTATCCTTTATAAGCTTTTGTAGTTCAGTAGTGTTGCCTATAAAGAGAGCATTAGTAACGTTTTGCGGACCTTTATCTGTCTCTTCTTTTAGCTTTTTAACTTTATTTTGTACTTCTAGTAAATCTTTATTAGCGTCCGCTAATGTTTTTACTAACTGTCCGACTATCTCAAACGCCCTCGGAGACTCACTCTGATTAGCTATTTCGACTAGCGTATTTAATGCATCTGAGCCCCTCTCTATTACGTTGTATAAGTTTTCTCGAGCGTATTGATAGTCTGTATCAACATCGTCTGTTTCTTTGGGAGACAGTTTCTCTGAAGGGGTATTCACTATTAGCTCACCTTCGACATCGTTTGGTGGAAGATTAAAAATTTCTTCGAAATTTTCTTCCATTTTAGTCTTTTTCATATTAATACTCAATCAATGATTTAGCAAATCCATAATCGTCATCAGCTTCGATAGTATTAGCATCAACTGATAATGCAGTATTAGATGTCGGATTACCATCAGAAGTTAAACCAGGTGTTATAGTAGCCTGAACTCCAAGATCACCAGTTGGTGTATTTGGTCTATAATTAATAACGGACCTTCTAATAATACCGGTACTTGAAGTAGGTCCAAATACATATCCTTTCATTGTAAAGTTTAAATTCCATATCAAGGCTCTTCTTGTTGAAAAGTCACCTTCATATGTATCCTCTACTGAAACATCATTCAATATACAAGGAACATCATAAACTAAGTCCATATCTGGTATTAAATTTATATTGTTCGTCCATTCAGGTTGGAAATAAGGTAATATTTGCTCTAATATTTGTGTACCATCATCTGCATTCTTAACAAATATGCTCATCTGAAACTGTATGTCATATGGTACAGGTCTGAATTGTGTAGTTAAATTAGTCTTATCTGATCTACTAATCTTTACATTTTTTTGTGTAGATGGTAATTTTCTGTTAGAAGCATAGTTTATACCGGTCATTTCAAAACCTATACGTGGCAATGAAATAGCAACATCTTGATCTAAGTTAGGATCTTGAGATAATCTTACTAAAAACTTTTCTTTTGGACCATATGCGATAGGTACTTTAAGAGTCTGTATTCTTTCGTCGTTTTGATTAAAACGTTGAACATAGATACCGTTAAACATGTTGCCGAATACTACAACATATTTCCTTAATGTTCCATGATAGAATGTTTTACCGAACATTATTAGTACCTATCTATTTCACCGAATGGATTAACTTCACTAAAGTCTAAAATATTATCAGCCTGAGTTTGGAAGAACTGGTTGTTAGCTGAACGATCTGTAGTTTCAATAGTATATTCTTGTAGTAATGTACCACCATCTTCAAGCTGTGCAACTCCGGTACCATCTTCTAAAGTGAACTGATAACCTAATGTATCAAGACTGTATGTAGTCTCAATAGCATCAATAGCAGTATTACCGGTATCCAATCTCTCTGAGCTGTATTCGAAGAGCTCGCAACGAACATCATACGTTTGCAAACGTCCTGTTTGATAGAATATTTGCTCGTGCTCTACAAACTTAATCTCAAATATTTTTCCTACCATTGGAAAATAAATGAGATCGCCCTCTTGAGGTCTGTTGATTGTATTAAGATAGTCATCTCCTTCCAACATAAAGGAGTCTGTATCTTTAGAACCAGAAAGATATTGTCGTGAAGGAGTTTTGGTACTACCGTCTTCGAAGATAAGATTGTAGCCAACCTCAGTTAACATCTTAGGCGATGTTATAGCTTGATCAAAGCGTTTTCTTGCAACGGTAAAAGTAATCTGATCTCGTATCTCTAAACCGAAACGAGAAAGAAGATCACCTTCACCTTCGAAGCCCTCGACGTTTTTGATATACATTTCAACGTC